TCAGAAAACTGAGATTACAGACACGATAGACCAACGCAACCAGGAGAGCCCAAGCGGTTTGAAACAGAGTGAACAGGAAATAAGAGAAGCCCAACGGGTACAACAACTGTTTGAAGGCGCTTGGCTGGCGAAACAGAACATGCAGCTACATGAAAAGTGGAGCTTATTTGACGACTGTTATCATGGTCGCCAAAGAGTACAGGAATCACCGGACGATCCGAACAGCAACACCAATATCATTAAACCGATCATTGACAGTCAGATTGCTGACCTAGTGGACAGCCCACAAGCGGTGCAAGTGTCCGGAGTGGAATTATCCGATGAATTGTACTCAATTCAGGTTCAACACATGCTGGAATACGTTCTGGACCACAACAAATTCGCTCAAAAGTTAGAACTTGCTGAACATGACCGACTCGAGCTCGGGACCAGCGTATACAAGGTGTTTTTTGACGAGGACGCATTAGGCGGCAGAGGATTGCCGACATACGAGGTGATCAACCCGGCGAACTTTTTCCCAGATCCTAAAGTGACATCATACCATCTGCTGCAGGAAGCGGAGTTTATCATCCACGCCACCTGGAAGCCGCTGAGTTGGTTCCGCCAGAAGTTCCCGGAGCGCGGGAAGTACATCATTCGACAACTCAACGTACTGTACGATCCAAAGATTTACGAGTACGACAACTCGGACGAGTCAGAATACAGCACATCTCAACGGGCGCTCTTGCTAGAGTGTTATATGCGAGATGATGACGGTGAGTTGTACTGCCTCACGGTGTCTCAACACATCGTATTGCAGGACACGCGCAAGGAAAAAGGCAAGCTACAACGCCGCAATATGTATCCTTTCGTGGTCATACCTTGTTACCCGCAGAGAGGCGTTTTGTGGGGACAAGGAGATGTAGAATTGCTTATACCTACACAAGACATCATCAACGAATTGGACGACCAGATCCGCATTAATGCACGTCTGATGGGTAACCCGCAGATTGCATTCGGCATCAACGCAGGGCGAGGGTTTGACCCGCGTAAATGGACAGCAGAAGCCGGTTTGAGAGTGCCAATGAGAGATGTCAATGCGTTTCGGGTGATTGAAGCTAGACCTGTATCGTCTGACGTTCCTGCGCGTCGCGAGAAGGCGTTTCAGGAGGCTGACATTATAAGTGGACGACCTGACGTTACCCGTGGTCAACAGCCAACCGGTGTAACGGCATTCCGTGCGATTGCCGCCTTACAACAGGCCGGGCAAAAGGGCACAATTCACAAAAAGGAGATGCTTAAAGCTGGGTTTGAGCAGGTACTACAACTCCTTTATGACGAGATGATTGAAAATTGGGATACCGAGATGTGGATCCGTATTGAGGGACAAGTACCTGATTACAAGTTCTACGATCCTCGAAAATTGCGAGAAATTGAACAACTGATTCCTAACGAATTATCCGGTAAATTTGGTGGCAGCGAACCGGAACATATACCGTTGACGGATGAAGACGGCAACGTGATTACCCGAGAAGCAGAGTTTGATTTGAAACTCTCCATTGGTGACGGATTGCCATCAAATAAAGCGTTTATCTTTGACATGATTGTTGACCTAGCGAAGCTGAGCATTGAAGGTAAACCGCTGATCTTCTGGAACGAATTGCGTGAATATCTGCGGAATGAGGTCGGCTTACCACTCAAGGACGAGGAGGATATGATGCGGGAGCAACAGGTTCCTGGACAACCTGGAATGCCTCAGTCTATGCCAATGCCACCGCAAGGGCTACCACAGGGAATACCTCCGCAGATCACGCCTGAGTTACTCCAAGCTATGGCGCAACAGGCACAACAAGTGCCGCCAACACCTTCTGCTAATGTAATTCCAATGCAAGGGGGTGTGATGGGTGGCTAGAGGGTTCACACCGACAGAACAAAAGGCGTGGCAACACTTCATGCACAAAAACGAGATGATGAAAAACTTTGTTGCACGCCAGGCAGCCTTTGAGAATCCTTATCGCAGGATTGCAAGTCAACCGATCTGCCCTCACTGCGAAAAGCCCGGATTTTACCATCAAGACGGGATGATCTGCGTGAGTTGTGGATATAAAGGCAAGATCCTCATGAAAACGAGGCAATACCTTAAAGAAGGTTGGTGGAAATAGTGGCTAAGCCCAAGTTAGGAAGCGGAGAACGCTTTAAACAACTCACCAAGAAGATCCAGAAGGAAGGTTACGACCGGGAAGCAGCCAAGGCAATCGCGGCAAGTATCGGTCGGAAAAAGTATGGCGCTAAGAAAATGGCGAGCATGGCGGCGAAAGGACGCAAATCAGGAAGGGGGAAATGAGATGAAAGGTGATATGAAGGTGAACCAAAAGAAACCGTATATTTGCGGTCCTGGCGGCGTGAAGTCCTCAGGAAAAACCTACGATGCTTCTCCAGGACCTAAAGGCATGCGCCAGACTTACAAGGAAACGGGTACGCCAGGTAAAGGGAGTAAGTAAGATGTTTGGCGTTTATGAATTTCCTTGGGGAACGGCAGTCAAAAACGAAGAAACTAACGAATGGACTGACGTGTTTAAATCTCCTGACGGTGAACAAATAGTGGTGGAGGGTCTAGACGTTTTCATAGACGATGAAGGTGTACATTTTAAAAACAATTAGCAACAGGCCGCAGGTGAGAATCCTTCGGCCTTTTCTATTCCCATTTGTGGGTGACCTACCGGGAACAGTCCGGGATCGGGCGAATAAGTGCGTTGATGCCGTCGCACAAAAGGAGGAATTGAAATGCCAACTCTTGAGGACTACAGAAACAACACGGGCGCATTTGCGGAAGAATCCGCAGACGTACAGGACGCCGCTGTACAAACGCAAGAAGAACCATTAGACGAACCGGAGGTTGAAGGCGTCGAAGTTGAAACCGAAGATTTTGAGGACGCGCCTGAGGGCGACCATGAGCCTCCTACAGACGCCGAAAACGAAGATGAACCGGAACTATCCCCCAAGGAGAAAACGGCCTTTGAGAAGCGTCTGGAGCGCGAGAAGCGCAAGCTTGAGGAAGAAATCGCAAAGCAGATTGAAGCGAAATATGCCAAGCATCAAAAGGTGATCGAAAAACTAGGCGGCGATCCTGAAAAAATCGAGCAGATGCTGATGGAACGTCAGATTCAGAACGAGATTCAAACTCAGGCGCAACAACTGGCAGAGTACAACGGTTGGGATGATGCACAAACCCAATGGTACATCCAGCAGCAGACACAGGTCAGACAGCAGGAGTTACAACAACAGCAGTTACAAAAAGAGTTGCAGGAGTTGAGAATTGCCAATCAGATCAATGATTTGCGGGACAATCCGGACTTTCCGGGGATCGTTAACTTGAAGAAAGAAATCACGGATCTGGTCGCCAAGTCCAACGGCACTCTTGATGTAACGCAAGCTTATTGGGCGTTAGGCGGTCAGGCGCGGGCGCAGCAAATGAAACGTGAAGCTGAACAGCGTGCCGCAGTCCAGCGGAGAACCCGTGTAGTTGCGAAGGACACACCTTCCGCGGCAAGCACGGAGAAAGCTATTCCTGGTACTGTTCTCGCGCAGGCGAAACAGATGGGAATCAGTGAAAAAGAACTTCGCGAATTAATGGACTTTGACGCTAAGAACATTAACGAGTATCGAGCCAAAAAGAAAAAATAGGAGGTTTTAACTCATGGCAATCACACCTTATGTTGTGCGCCGTCTTGGCGCTGGTAACAACAATCTCGACATTGAGTACTTCGATGTAGACGCATCTCAAACAATTGTAGCCGGTAACTTTGTGACGGTCGCATCTGGTCTGTTGCAAACTGCCACATCGGCTACCACAGGAAAAATCGTAGGTCTAGCAAATGCATCTCTGACAACTGGAGGATCTGCAACAACTACAAAAGATTTTCCGGTGGTATTGGCTAAAAACAGTGTCATTCGGATGAACTTTACCAACGCCGGAACAAAGAAAACATTTACAACGGCGGATTTGTACGGATCTGCTTATGGGTTGAGCGATGCAACAACACTAAACCCGGACGATACAACAGGCGGATTTTTGCAAGTTGTAGGTTTTGATAACGATAATCTGACGGTTGACGTAGTCGTGACGGCTGCAGGTCAATACCTAGCTTAAGGGGAGTGAATATACATGCCAGCACCAATGCAAACCAACCAATTCCAAGACGTATTTCTTAAGAAAATCGACCGTGTATTCTTTGAGGCGTACGATGAAGAACCGGAACAATGGTCGAAATATCTGAACGACAAAACATCCAGCCAGTACGCTGAAATCGTACAACGGTATGCAGGTACCGGGAAATGGGCGAAGAAGGGCGAACTTCAAAACCCGGAACAACGGTCGTTCAAACTGGCTGACCTAGTCATTACGGAACATGAACCTTGGTCGATCCAAGTGGAGATGTCCCGTGAGTTGTATGATGACTTCAAATTCAATGAAGTAGAAAACATGACTCGTGATGCCGGTCATGGTGCTCGAGATACGGTTGAAACCGAGTGTGCTAAAGTCCTTGATAATGCATTTACGACCCCTGTTTACGATGGTCAACCGTTGATTTCTAACGCACATCCATACAGAGGCGACCAAGGTGGCACATGGTCCAACCTTGCAAGCGGCCCACTGACGGACGCAAACCTGAAAGATGCAATCGTGCTATTCCAGCAACAAAAGAACGAAG